CGGATTGGTACCATAAGCTTCAGTGCCAGCAGTGAAGAAAATTTCACCAGCTTGACTACCAGAAACAGTAGAGACCAGGTTTGCTTGAGCTACAGCTTCACTAACGGTACCAGTAGAGGTCAGGCCAGGGCCGAACGTAATGACGTTACCAGTTGCGGCGTAGATACCAGAGGCAACACGACCGTCTCCCCAACCAGAAGCAACGGATGCAGCGGCGCGATAGATATAAGCAGGGCGAGTTGAACTACCAGAGATCACCATGCCGGTGATGTCGGTGCGAGTGTCATCCTGACGATAGGGCGAAGGGATGATAACACTACCGGAAGCCACGGGACCACTACCAGAGGTAGCGGTAACAGGGAGATAACACTACCGGAAGCCACGGGACCACTACCAGAGGTAGCGGTAACAGCGAGATAACCACGAGCCTGGAAATAACGATAACCAGGGATGGCCAGCACCGAAGTGGGGCCGCCTTTGGAAGATTCGTTAGTACCGTCTTGGGTATTATCGATGTTCTTATACCAGCTATTCAGGGGTTCAGCCCAGTTGCCGGGATAGATTTTTTTAGCTGAAAGATAGGACATTTATTTCTCCTAGTTGTAATTTATTCTTTATCAAACGGTGCCATCATCACGCAGGAAGCTGAATGCCGTGGTAATAAAGTCCTTGTTCAGGATATCAAAACCGGCGTACAGTTGCCAAATCAGAATGATAAAGCGGCTGAAGTCATCGTTGTTGTTAATCAGAACCTGAGCATTCGGGCCGCCGATACCAACACCAACGGCTTGGGGGCCAAAGAAGTAACCTTGAGCAACTTCATAAGTACCAGCGCCAGGATCAGAGCCACTACCAAGAGTTGCAGCTTGTGTCTTGTTGGGGAAGTTAGTCGATTCAAAGAACTTCACACCTTCAAACTGAACGCCGGTAGGCATTACAGGTTCACCAGCCAGGAAGTAACCTTGACCAGCTTGGGGACCCTGGAAGAAGCTAGCGTTGTTAGGCATCATGGGGTTACCCATGTACATGCCTTGGCCAGGATTACCAGAGTAACGTGCAATTTCGCGGAAGTCAGGGTCACGACGCAGGTGCATCATGAACGTGGGGTCGCAAATGCAACGATACAAACCATCAGCGAAGGTAGGAACGTTACGCTTACGCAAGTCTTTGACAACGTTCAGAAGGTCGGTACGCACCTGGAACTGTTGAACGTTAGCAGCGTACTCAGCAGTGGTGTAAGTAGGGTTCTTAGTCTTGCCACCAGGGAAGTAGTAACCGCCTTGGGTGGAAGAAGCAGGACCGTTAGCTTCAGCTTTGGACAGTTCGTCAAGGAAGACGCGGTCACGCCACCGGCGATAGTCGTCGAGCAGAGTCAACGAACCAATGCTCTGGTGGAACATGTTCAAGTTACCGGTATCCAGCAGCATGCGCTGGGCGGTAATCAAAGTTTCACGAGCAATCTTAAAAGTGCTGGGCTGGGTAGGATCGCCAGGGTCAGCAGGACCAGTATATTCCTTAAGCACCACAAGGACCTTTTCCTTAGTGATGTTACGGCTATTGGCAGTACCAATAGTTTGGTCGGAGATGCGCTCGCGGCTATCCTTAGTGCCAGGATTTCCCCAGAACTTATAGCGGTCAAGCTGAACAGTTTGGCCAGGTTGAGAAGTAAAGTCGTGGACAACCACGGGCTCTACGGCCATCTCACAGATGTAAGCAGGGTGGGGACGGTAGAGTTCCGCGCCCAGAATTTTTGGAAAGTCTGTATCTAAAAACACTTTCTTTTATCCTCCAGTGTCACAGGGACATTTATTTTATCGGGGAAAGATTCAGACACTAGTGTCTTATCTAATAAGAATTTTAGCAGGCACTAATTTATTTAATAAATTAGCGATATTGAAGCGTTGGAATAGACTGGCGAGTACCAGGCATGTTACTAGATTGATACGCTTCAGGATCAATAATTCCTTGTTGTTGGAATCCTGGGAGACCAACCATCTGGGCAAGGTTAGAAACGCCTCCACCCACCATGCCACCAACAGCACCTGCGCCAAGCATGCCAAGACCAGTGCTAGCGGCTGCACCATAGTTCATTGCGTTCATACCAAGGCGGGCAGCCTTACGTAGTTCTTCCGTATTGACTGAGTTGCCAATCTGAACTCCAGTTCCGGTTGCCATCTTACCGGCGCCTTGTGCAGCAATGTCTTTGGCAACAGCTCGTTTTCCGCCATACAAAGCGGCGCGAGCTGCCGGTAAACGAGAGCCATACATACCGCCAAGAGCGGCAGCACCTAAAGCTTCAGCGGCAAGGCGACCAGGTTCTTCTCGGGCAGCCTCGCCACTCACAAGGTTACCGGCAGTAGCTAAACCACCAGCCAATGCTGCACTGGCAAGTGCAGAGGGAATGGGTCGCCTGCCAATGTTGCTTGCAAAGTTACTTGCATATTTACCGGCTAAATTAATCATCTCACTCCATCACAAACAATTTGTTTGCAACAGCTTGCGGAGGAGCTTGATTGATAACGCGCCAGGCATTAGCAGGATCACGATCCATCACTTCTTTAAACTGACCCCAGAAATCTTGTGGTTGCTGGTAAGCAGATGCAGCAGGGGGTGCAGGGAACTGACCCATTTGTTGCATAGGCGACTGGGTAGGATAACCAACCGTTTCCAATTGATCTTCACTTTCGTACACAGGGTACGGACCTTCAGGACCAAAGAACTTCAGCGTGTAATCGCTGAGTACATCGGGGTTGGTAAGGATTTCGTTATAAGCCAGATTCTCCTGATGCTCATTGACAGCAAATTGAGCGTAGCCGGTAAGCGTATCAGTTGCCTCTTGGCCCCACGATACGGCGCTGTCCAGCATTGTTTCCAGGTTTAGTGCGTACTGGTTTAGAATTGCCGGAGCTTCCGTTCCGTACGCGTCGACCACCATCCTGCTTTCCGGACTCCACTGGAGCACCTCTGCCACTTGTGCCAAGGAGGGATTCGAGGAAGTTGGGGAAGAGCTGGGCGAGTAGGTCTGGTTTGTTGACCAGGTCTGCGGAACCGATTGTTGCGTAGCTGGGCTGCTGACTTGTCCGTAATTGGCCGGGGTAAACTGAGTCGGACTCGCTTGTTGAGAGTACTGTCCCTGGAAGGGGGATGGCATCGGGCTCCCCAGTAGATTCACTACTTTGTTGAATGCCGACTCCCATGGATTGCCGCTCTGGTCCGCCGGTTGGGATTGGGGGGCGTACTGAGTAGGCGCTGATTGGTAGCTGGTAACCCCCTGAGGTGCCATCTGAGGCACTGCTTGAGGGTAGGCTGTCCCCACTTGGTAAGGAGCTACTTGCGGCGCCGGGGCTACGTAGCTGCTTGGAGCCACCGCTGGTGCTTGGCTCATCTGTGGGGTCGATTGGACGGTAGCGTCCTGCATAACTCATCTCCTTTTGTAAAGCTTCCAGTGTTCGATACAGATAGGGCGTCAGGTCTAGACGAGGGTCCGCAGCCATTGGAAGATCCGGGGCTTGCGGGTGAGGGGTCTGCATCATGCCCCCCACAAGACGAGCTAATTGGGAGAAAGCTCCCTGTAGTTCGTTTACCATCCTGAACGGGAACCCAGATAACATCTCGGCCCGCTCCTCATCTGTTTTTGAAGGGAAGAGGTACTTCAATGCTTCAATACTATCAACACCTAATTCTTGTAGGTTCCTAACAACGATTGAATTATTCAAAATATCTTGAGTTGTTTCTTCGTAAACAGGGCCCATCCAGCGCCAAAAGACAGTGATATCTCCATCGGGAATTAGTCCTTTAACTCCAGGGGGAACCATTTTTGCTTCCACTAGAGCCATCATTATTTTTTTTAGTTGCTCGTTGTACTGTTTAAGGGCGTCTTCGTAGGCAGCTTCTTCTTCAGGAGTTGCACCTGCTTCTGGTTGAATTGGTTTCTCAAAGCCAGCAGCATTTGCCAGTGTATCTTTAAACAACTGCTCCTCTTGAAAAATAATCAACTCAAGACAACGTGCAATACCGTGGGTGTAAATAGCATTTGCTTTTCTTTTTGAAGTTGCTGATACACGTCCAAACAAAGATTTATATTCTGTTGCTGTCACACCAGCAGAAATTGAAAGTTCATCAACACCACCAAGTGCTGTTCTGATCTCTTCTCGATACTGCCGAACAAATAAATTTTGATCCCCACTGACTGCATCCGGTACTATGTAACCAACTCGGTCGTTTGGTTCCAAGTTAGCAATGATGCGTGGTACGCGTAGTTGTCCATCAACACCGCGACTAATAGGATCTGTTTTAAATGTAGACCGACTCAAGGCAGCGGGACTTGTAAAGCCAGAGTTTGCTGCAATAGACGGACGTTGAATTACATTATCTCCACCTGTTTCTATAAGGTCTGTCTTTGGCCTGGATGATAAGAGAGTTGGGTTACCAAAGAATTGAATGTTCTTACGCATATTACGAACCAATTCATCATGCGTCACAATATGGGTAGCCATGGCATCAAAATCGCCACTACCATCCATAGAAAAGCCTTTAGGATTATTTAAGATTTCAACACAGGGGATAAACCGAAGTGTGTTATTAAATTTCTTTGTCTTACCAGGAATCATGTAGTTGATATTATCGAAAGACATTTCTCCTTCTGAGTGAGTCTCTTCAATTACATCGCGTTTAATCGAAAGGCGAATATAACGCTTAGATCCTGGAGCCTCTCCT